TTCAAATCACCAAACCAAACATCGGGCCCATAACGTCTGGCTAGGAATGATACACCTATCTCACCGCGGTGTACCCTCACAAGTTCCAATTTCTGCCCAACTGCCCTTGCTGACAGCTCCGCCACTTTCATGTCCAATCCGGCACTCAGTCCATCATCCCCGCCGTATATACCGAGCATATTCCAAGATTTTGTGGGCGTATTAAACGCCCCAAACTCGTCCAATGCTCTACGATAAGACAGGTACATGATGAATGCGTTCAACATAGTATTGAACGCTGATGTCTCAGGTGACCCCGATGAGCGGGCCAAGCCCGTGTCATAACGGACGCCACTGCTCATAACTCCTCGCAAACAATACTGTCTACGCATCAATTCGTGCAAGACTAGATGGTACTGAGACGCAAATGCTGCGAACATCACACGACGTTCGAACTCTCGCGCCACATTTCCAACTCTGCCATCCATACGGCTAAAATCCGTATTATCTACGTATTTGGCCGATTCACAAATGCTGGCAACACGTTCTGCAACCTCTCGTGGTGTCTTGCTAAAAGCGTACCACGGTTGCAGTTTAATGATGTCAGTAAATGCATAAAGGAAAGCAGAGTAACCCATCTTGTCCACACCATTGATCTGGGAGATCATTCGAGGATCATTAACACTCTGATATGCCTCGCGCTTAACGAAGTTAGCCGCCTTATCATTACTCATACCATGCTGGGCCTCATCCAAGATGCGCCTCTGTACAGGTTTGTTTTGATGATCATAGACGACACAGTTCTCAACAGGCGTCAAAGTTCCAGCAAATCGCCCCAATAAAAGAGTGACAAATTCTGACATGCAGGTTGAGGTGAAAGAATCAACTTCCAAATCAGGAACACGCAGTTTTGTCACACGTTCATCAGCTGCTCGCTGGTCATTACCACGACACTTGTCTGGAACGAAAGCTCCATCAAGCAACGGTTCCATGAAAGCAACCATTCCGGGCGTGGCGTCATCGTCAACGGAGGTACCCTTCGGCACCCATTGAAACCGACGCACGGCACCACTCACTACCGCAGTCCAATTGTTAGTGCCTTGTAGATGACGTTCAAGAAGAATTTCACACCCAGGATACTTTCTAGTATCACCAGTGGTGATCTCCATTCCATCTGCCATCTTGCTCTTCACAGTAGCCAGGGTCAAATCCCGGGTCACAGTGCGAGCAGCACTCGCAATCGCATCATCAACACGAGCAGGAATACGACATTGCGTGTAGCACAACGGCTTACCAGTGCAGACAGTGATTTCGTCTTCACCATTAATACGAAGAACGCTAAAATCACCTTGCACAACACGCAAGCGTTCTAACGCGCGGCATGAAATCAATCTCTCGGCGAACCAAGAGGTCACAATTCCCTGATACCTCTTAAGGGGTGCCAGAAGAATCAATTGATGATCATCATCCACACGTCGACGCTCTATCGCATAATATGCTACAGTATCAATTATACCGAGGCAGTTTCGATGCCGCGCCACTACTGAATCGCCGGACCAGTCCCAGAGCTCATGCTCATAATGACCACCCCCGGACACGTCATAAATCAATTGGTTGCCCTCATCAAACGTGTACTTATACTCGCCAACATCCTTGCAAACACCGTTTGGAACAATGGTATACAAGAAATGGGGTCTGAAGTGCACGCTCAAACGGCGATTCATGTCAACATAGTAGTCAACATCGATCATCGCATAGGAGTCACCATTGATTGCACGCGCAGGAGCGGCCATAAAGTCCTTCGCCCAGTAATAAGAGCGCGTTACACGGCGCCCTAAACGTACATCAGCTGCGGAGCCTTGTACAAACACTGGGGTCAGGCCAGAGACCAGTCCAATACGATCGACCAGATGGCTGGCGGTGGAACGTGCTGCCGCACTCACGCCATGAGTGTGACCACTCACTGGCTTGAGATCTGGCACGTCCACTTCCAGAAACACAGACTTCAACGCAGTGGTGCTAGCCACTGCGTCTTGGTCGCAAAACTCGCTCAAGGCCTCCGTAGCTTCGTCAAATGAAGCTTCGGAAACCGAGCACCCACACGCACCACAGACAAAGATGTCCACGAGTGCTTCTAGGGCCGCCGAAAATTTCATACTTCCGGTGTGTCTTATATATCTGCTAAGAC